TCCCGAGGATCATGGACAAGCCCGCCGGCGCCCCCTTGGGCGTGTAGCGGCGGAACTCAGTGTACTCGCTCGGCTCGGTCTGCCTCGCTGCGTGCTCGTTGGGGAATGGCATCTAGGGCTCCTTGGGTTCAAGCGCGCCCATGGGGGTCACGCGGTAGCCTCGCGGCACTTTTATGGTGTCGCACCTGCAGTTGGGGTGCATGGGGAACACGGTGGGGAGCCAGTCGGCGCGGGCGCGCCCCACGTTGACGCCGTTGGCGATTATAGCACGCGCCGCGAACACTCGGGGCGCGCCCCCCTCGGTGAAGTGCTGCAGGCAGTAGTCGCACGCGCCGCTCTCGGGGATGCGCGCCACCTGCGCCTCCTCTCCGTCCGTGTCGAGCGCCGCGAGCACGCGCCCCTCGTTGTGCGCCGCCTGTAACTCGGTCTGCGCCACGCGGAGCCAGTTGTGCGCGTAGGTGCCCACCCTGTCCCCGAGCGCCCCCGCGAGGGCTCGCGCGTCTCGTGTGCTCGTGAGCGTGCGCCCCATCTCCTCGCGCAGGGCCTCGAGGGTCGCGGCGCGCCGGACGGGATCCACCTCTCGCGTGATCTGCTCCCCGTCCCACGCCTCTGCCGCCACGCGCGTCAAGTCCTCGTTCAGCTCGTTGCCGAGCCCGCGCGCGTACTCGCCAGCGCGGGTCACGGCGCGAGCGTACGAGGCGCGCTCTGCGGGGGTCATCCACGAGGGCACCGTCACCTGCGTGGGAGGCAGCGCCGCGTCAAGCTGGGGGACCGCCACGGTCTCCGTAAGCCCTGGCACGAGCGCCTGCTCCGCCTCCCCGCGGGTCATGTTCCGCGAGTCACGCACCCGCGCCTGCACGAGCGGCGCCCACTGCTCAAGGGTCCACTCGCGCATAGAGGCGCGCTGCGCGGGGGTCGCGGCGTCCATGAGCCGCCCCGCGTGCGCTAGGTACTCGTAGGGGTCGATCTCGTCCACGCGCAAACCCACGAGCGCATCCACGGACAACACGCCCGCGCTCACTAGCTCCTCGATGCGCTCGTCCCCCAGCCCCGAGCGCGCCGCGCCCAAGAACTCCACGAGGAACGCGTCATTGTGCAGGCGCGCTAGGCGCTCGGCCTCCTGCAACAGCTCAAGTTGTGTCATGGCTTCAGCGCCTCCAGGTCACGCTCCAACGCGAGCACGCGCATCTTGTACAGGTGCTCCATGCGCCCCGCCAGCTCTGCGACGAGGTCCACCTCGCCCCCTCTCCGCGCACTGCGCGCCTTGTGGAGCGCGTCCCCGCAGCACTCGGGGCCGTGCGCCTTCTGCACGCGCCGGCGGGGGTGGTCGCCGTCCAAGAGGTCATCGTCCTGCGTGTACTTGGGGTTGCCCCCGCGCCCCGTGGCGATCTTGAGGAACGCGTTGACGCGCGCGTACGCCCAGCTCTGCCTGTTCTGCGAGGGGCGGTGCGACACGGAGAACGCCCCCGCGCCCCTGCGCCACACCGACATGAGCGCCCCTAAGCTCACGCGCTGCCACGGCTCCGTGGCGCCCTCGTTGTGCTCGCGCGCCTTCTCGCGCAGCGCGTCTCGGATCTCCTTGGTGACCTTGATACCCTCGCCGCTGGTGCGCGAGCGCGCCGAGCCCTCGGGGTTGCGCTCGCTCCCCCTCACGCGCTCGTGCGGCTTGGCGGGCGTGTCACTGCGCTCTTGTGCCTTCTTGAGCCCGTCCCCTAGCGCGCCGCGCGCCACTTCCACGGCGGCGTTCATAATCTTGATGCTCAAGCTCTCAATGGTCTCGCGCCCCAGCTCTGCGGGGGTCGCCACGAGTTCTAGTTTCATGCGTCCCCCTTGTCGCGTGCGTTCATCTGCGTCACGAGCTTGCGCGCCCACGCGTCCCCCGCGTCACCGCCCCACATGAGCCACGAGATGTAGGCGGCGCTGGTCTTGTCCTCGTGGTGCCCCTGCTCCTTGTACACGCGGTGGCGCGCGAAGAACGACGCCATGCGCCGGACCGTGCGCGGGCTCATGGTGTTCCCGTTGGCGAGGTTCACCGCGCGCTGCACCCCGCTCCCTATCCCCTGCTGCTTGGCCTGCTTGGTGCTCAAGCCCCCGCGCCCGTGCTCGCGCCTCAGCTCCAAGCCGCGCCGCGCCGCGTCACGCACACCCTGGGGGGGCGTGAGGTCGAGGTCGCCGTACTTGCCCTTGAGCAGCCGCTCCACGATGTGCGTGAACACGCTCACAGCTCCACGCTTACGCGCACCTGGCGCGCCTTGGTGAGCGCGGGGGGCTCCTCGCTCGTGAACTCGTCCCCCTCCTCCTCGGATGCGCCCCCCTCGAAGTCATCGCCCTCGGTGTCGGGCTCCTCGGTGTCGGGCTCCTCGGTGTCGGGCTCCTCTGCGCCCATGTCCTCGCCTCCGGCGCCCATGTCCTCACCGCCCCCCTCAGCCATGCTCATGGCGGTCACATAGGTCTGGTTCAAGATGATGTCGCCCCCCTTCTCAAGAGGCTCGAGGCCGTTGCTCGCGCGGATCTCGTTGATGGTCATGTATGTGCTCACGCGGTCCTTGTCCGCCTGTAGCTTGGACGCCTCCGTCTCCGCGTCCAAGCCCACGAACTCAAAGAACAAGTCGGGCGCGATAGGGTGAATGATCCAACGGTTCACCCACCCTTGCACCTGGCGCAGGAGGGGGCGCAGCCCGCGGTCCTTGCTCGCGAGGATCCGCTGCTCGGGTCCCCCCTGCGACAGGCTGCTCGTGACGCCCTCGCTCCCGAACACGAACCCAAGCTCCGCGGGGTCAATCTGATAGATGGCGCAGGCGATCTTGGTCAAGTAGCCCATCCAAGTGCTGTATCCCATCTCCTCGGCGCTTGAGCCCATGCTCACCGAGGACACCTCCTCGTTGGCGTCGGGGTCTAGCTGCAGAATGGGCGTGCGCTTGGCTTGGTGCGCGCCGCTCAGCATCGCGTAGAAGTCACGGCGGAACGCGCGGAACAGCTGCGGACTCATCTTGGACTTCACCGCGAGGATGCTGTTCACGTGGATCCCGTTCACGAAGTTGGACGCGTTGTAGGTCTCCGCGTTCACCAAGTAGGTCACCGTGCGTACAAGCTCCTCAAGCTCGGGGTAGCCGTAGCCGTGCGCGTACAGCCAGGTGCGCGGGCGCCTCACCCCGAACCCCAAGGACGCAGCGTCCCACTCAGCCACCTTCTTGTTGTTGACCACCTGCACGAACGCGCCCTCGCTCCAATCGCGCCGCCCCTCCTTGCGCTCCTCGGCGCTCGTGGCCGCCCGGCGGATCGTTGACGCGTCCACGGGCACGAACCCCGTGACCTTGCCGCCGCGTGTCCTCAGCACCTCGAACGCGCATTGATCGTAGGTCAACGAGTCGCGCAGGATCATGCGCACGAACGCCTCAAAGTCGAAGGCGCCCGAGTACTTGTAGCCGTCCCCGCAGGTCTCAAGCCACGCGGTCAGCTCCGTCACCTTACGCTTGATCGCGTCCGTCACCTCGGCGGCCTTGTCACGCGGGCGCAGCACGAACCCCGCGTCGTACTTGTTGGACTGCGGCGTGCAAAACTCCGCCACCTGGTTGATGCGCGTCTGGATGATCGCGGACACCACGGGCACGCGCGCCATCTGCGCGAGGACCCCGTAGTCGAGCCCGAGCGTCCCCTCGTGGCTCGTGTCGCGGAACGAGTCCCCGTACGCCGCCGTGCTGTCCCACGGGTTGAGGTCGTGCGCCGAGGGCAGGCGCGAGTGCTCGCCCACCTGCCCCTTGAGCGCCTTGGAGATCACATCCTCCGCCTCCGTGGCGAGCTGCGCCATCATCTCGTAGTAGTCGGGCGTCATGGGTCTAGCCTCCAGGGGGGTCACTTGGCTCGCTCTGCTGCGCGGCGGTCTAGCTCTAGGCGGGCAAAGGACTCGGAGCCCGCGTACTCGTTGTGTCCGTCAAAGTACCTCTGCGCCTCCTCCTCGTCCCTCTCGGAGAACTCAAGGTGGGCTAGTTCCGCCTCAGCGCGGGCCTGCGCCTCGTCCGTGCGCGCGTTGTCAACACGCCTCCGCGCCGCCTCGAGCTGCGCCTCCTGCTTCATGTACGCGCGCATCATGGGCTTGAACTCCGCGGCCTTCTTCTTGGCGTACGCCGCGACCTCCTTGAGGTCTTTGTCCGAGAGCGTGCTCATGCCCTCGGGGCGCCCATTCGCAGCGTACACCTGCTCGTGCAGTGTGACCAGCTCCGTGGGGGTGCGCGGGGCGGGCTTGGCGGCGCGCTTCTTGAGCTCCTCGCTCTTGGGCGCTCGTGCTCTGCGCTCGATCTCCTCGGTGATGCGCGAGTGTGCTTGCACCTCGGGCGTGCTGGGGGGTGCCCACTCATTAATAGTCCCAACGGCGCGCATGTATGCCTCAGCACTA